GCGTCGGCAACGTCGGCCCCTGTGATGCCAGCGTTCAGTTGCGCTAGCGAGCCAGAGTTGGCTGTGAGCGCGTCAATGCGCGTGAAGCCGTCTGCTCCATCAGCACCAGCGGCCCCGTCATTGCCAGGGACACCTTGGATGCCCTGGATGCCCTGGATGCCCGCCGCGCCGTCGTTCCCCGCAACGCCCTGAATACCCTGCGAGCCTGCCGCGCCAGTGTTTCCTTGCGGTCCAACCGGACCCTGCGGCCCCTCTGGGCCTGGCGTGCCGTCCGCAGACGGGTTGTAGGTCGCGATCGAATGGGTCGTGCCCGCCACGAGCGCGTATCCGGCCGACTCCTGCGTCTGAGCCGGATCGACCACCACCTCGCGGTAGCCAGTCTGCGCAACGGTACTGACGACTGTGTAGATTCTGTGCTTGCCCGCGCTGCGAATATAGACGCGCGACCCGTCGACGAGCTGTCCCCATAGCCCAGTGTTCAAAGCGCCTGTGCCGTCTAGGTTGCTGATGTCCAGGCGGTCGCCGGCCGCTGTGACCTGCCAGTTGCCCGCTCCAGGATCGCCCGTCGCGCCCGCAGCAGTGTCAACGCAGGTGAACTCGCCGAGGCCCGGATTGTCGATGACTACTTGAATGCCCATGTTCCTGCCTTCATCCGAGGTACACCCTCATCAGGGAGCCGTCTGACGGGAAGACCGTCCACGCCGCGCTCGCTGTTACGTTGGTGACTTGCACACCCCAGTTCCCACCGTTGTCGTTTGGCGGCCCAGTGACGTCCATGTCGATATACTGCATTGGATCGTCCGTTCTTGCGACCCGAACCGTCTGCCCGACGTCCGTCGCCGCAAGCAGGGCCTCGTGATTCACCGCGTTGTCGTCTTGGTCGCCGATGCGACAGACCGATATGCTGCCGAGGATTGTGGAGTTGAATCGCACATCACCGTTCGCGCCGAGCCCGGTCGTCGAGTCGTAGTTGTATGGGCCTAGCTCCATCAGCATCGATGTGTCGATCATGGTGACGATCCACTTCTCGAGCGGCCCAAGCTTCAGCAGCAGCTTCTCGAAACGCGGTCGGTCCTCTTGCGAGACGGTTGCCAGCGCGCCAAACGGGGCTCCGCCGACGTACCAGAAGTGCGGCCAGTAGTACGGATCGTCAGGGACCTTCGGAGGCGAGCGAAGGGTGAGGTCATCGTTCCAGAGATACCAGATCTCGTTGGCACGGAACCTGTCGCAGACAGCAGAGTCGATGGACGTCTGGCTAGGCGGGACCTCGCCGCACTCAGCTTCCACGTCCCCACATTGCGTGAGCCCGATGAGCGGCTGGTTGGTGTAGTCCCTTGGGTCATGCGGGCCGCCGAATGTGTACCGGTGGAGCCGGTATGTGCCGACGCCGATCATGAACAGCTTGCCGTGCTCGAGAACCATCGCGTCTGGGCTCGCGTCCTCCGTCGTCATGTCGAGCGTGTGGCCCGAGGCAGCCGCCGTAGAGATGTCCCACGGCGTCGACAGATCGAACTGCGTGGCAATGCCTCCGAATGAGACAAGCATGATCTCGCCGCTCTGGTGAAACGTCACGGCGCGAAGGGCTCCTGCCGCCGGGTTGAAGCTCTGCACGTACGCGCCAGTGCTGATGTCCCACGCAGTGCCGAGATCATACTGGTGGACTTGGCTGCTCGACGTCCCGGTGACGTAGACAGATGTCCCGTCGGGGTGCCACGCGAAGCTCGTCGGCCCTGTCTCCTGCCCGGCGACGGACATCGAGTCGACGTACACGGCAGTGTTGATCAGCCAGGGCGAGGTCAGCGCGAACTCGTGAATCGCGTCGTTCTGCGCCCCGAGCAAGAACATCTTCATACCGTCGGAGCTCAGCTGGACGTCCGCTGGCTGCGTGTCAATCGCAGTGGTCGTAAAGAGCCTTGAGGCGTACGTCAGCGAAGCTGGATCATACTGGGACGAAAGGTTGTACTGGTACACGCGGTTGCCGGTGTCGCCGCACAAATACATGATGCGACCGCCGGCGCCGAACGCGAACCCGCGCGGGGATGCGTCTTGAGCCGCCAGGACCGAAGAGAACATGTTGTCGTACTTGGAGATGCTGACGTCTGTCTTGTCGAAGGCGTCGTACACGAACACGTTCGCGAATCCCGCTGCGTGCAAGATGCTCTGTATGTATGCGGGAGACTGGCCGCCGGTCGCGGCCCATGCAGCAGCGAGGTCCAAGCGCTGCGCGCTGTCACTCCCGAGCGCGTCAAGCCCAAACTGCTTCTGCCACTCCGAGAGTTCTCGCGTGGTGTCCGGGTAGAGATCGTCGGAGACGTCGTCCACAAACGCAACCACGTCTGAGCCCACGGTCGCGAGCCCCGACAGGTACTGCTTCAGTAGTCGGTCGACAACGAGCCGCCAAGCGGTCGAGTCGGGAAGCAGGTGTCTGAGGGCGTTCAGCATTTTATGCGCTCGTGACGATGCTCGAATGATAGGTAAGAACGATGTCTGTCACTGTGTTTGCAACGGTTAGTTTCTGTCCGCCCTCGACGAAACGGATCGCCCATAGGCCGGCACCCGTGTCCATGCTGAATCTATTGGTACTCAGCAGCTCCGCGTTCAGGATCGTGTTGGCTTCCATCCCAAGCTCATGCAGCGTGGACTCGCTCATCACGTACATGCGTGTTCCGGCCGCGTTTACCTCAATCCCGTCGACAGCCGCTGACATCGGATAGACGGAGCCGTCGACTGTCGCCGTTGTCACGTTCCATGGCGTGGACAGGTTGTATTCAATCACCGTGTCGTTCGCTGAGCCGCCGATCCACATCTTCGCGCCGTCTGCACTCAAACACAGTGCGCGAATAGAACCCTCTTGCGCTGCGATGCTGAGCGATCCGCCTGGCGTGTTTGGAGATAGATCCCACGGCGTCGTGAGGTCAATCTGCTGGACATCATCGGTGCCAGGATCTGCTGTGTAAAGACGAGCCCCGTCCGGCTTCCAGAAGACGTCGAGCACCTGATTCCCGAGAGTTGCGGATGTTCCAGAGTAGACCGCCGTTGTTTCGTCGAACGGTGTCGACATGTCATACTGGTACGTCGTCCCGAAGCTCCAGTCTGTGACGTAGAGCTTCGTTCCGTCTGCGCTCATCGCCGCGCACGCGAGACGCGCTCCCACCTGCGCTGCAGGGTTGAACGACCGGCCTGTCGGGATCCCGATCATTGGCTGGTACGGATTGCGAACCAAGTTGCGCGCGCCGCCTAGCCAGGCTGCCAGTGCGTCGAGATATTGCGATGCCCCTACCTTGTCTGGGTTTCCAGATGGCGTTATCCCGGTGCGCTCCAGCAGCGCTTGCTCAAACCCGAAAAGGTCGTTGACCCACTGCTCCTCGAGCGGTGTGCCAGTGCCATCCCCGGTTACGCCGACGTTCTTGGCCTTTCCGTGTGGATAGCCGGAGTCTCCGGTTGTGGTTTGCCCTGCGTATTCAACCTGTGGTCTGATAGCCATCTCTGCTCCTAAACGAACGTCACCGTCCCTAGTTTCGCTTTCTCGCCAGCGCTGAGCGTGTACGCGCTGATGGGCTGCCCTGCCAGCGTCAGCTCGACCGTGTTCACCGTCGCGCCGTCAGCCGACGCTGCCTCATCCACCACGCCGGAGACGCCCGACCGCGTCACGCGGTCTGCTCGTGGCAGGATGGAGAGGCCGACGATGAACGGCTCCCTGCTCCGAAAGAAGTCGTCGAGCGCGGCCTCGATGGTGGCCATCGTAGCAGGAGGGTCGTCGGCCACGAGGTTTGTGACCGTCACAGAGAACGGCTGCCGCGAGATCGGTTCCACGTTTACGTACGCGCTCACTGGCCTGCGCGACGCAAGCCCGCTCTGGTCCTGCTCGATCAGAGCTTTCACCGCCTGAAGCTGCGCCAACGACGGGATGCCGTCTTCGTTCGAGGTCGCGACGGTCGCTTCCACGTACACGTCGACGGCGCCCGGTGACCTGCCGGTGTACGGGTAGATATTCTGGACACCAGGATCGTCCGAGCCCCAGATCCGATAGTCTGCGTACGCGCCGCCTTGCGGGCGCGCAGAGAAGCGGCTGACCACGCGAGCGCGGTACGCGGCCTCCGTTTCTGCGTCTGAAGCTACGAATGTGATCGTCTGGACCACCCCTCCAACCGTACTGAGTTGCGGAAGCGGGTTGGCCCACTTCATCACGTCGACGAGTGCGCGGTTCCCCTGAATGCCTGACCCGCCGTTGCCGTCAGGGTCGCCTGCCGCCAGGACCTCCACTATCTTCGTTGTGGCGTTCAGCGTGACCGCGGAAAGCGTGATGTACGTGATGCCTGTCGTTGTGTGAACGAACTGGCGGCCGGCAGGAATGACGGTGAGGTCTGGGTCGAGGACATCGAATGAAACGACGCAGCGAGCGTTGGTGGCGATGTCTGGGTCGCCGACACCGACGAGCCTGCCCCACTCGATGAGGGGGACAAACCTGCGCCCGTTGACCTCTGTCTCGCGGAAGCTCGCGTGCGCCGCGAAATACTGCAGGAACGACCATGTCGCGTACTTGTACGTGAGGATGAACACGCCTGAGAGAGCCTTGGCGAGCACCCTCGTAAAGCTCTTTGGCAGAAGCGGGATCGTCTTGCCGATCGCAGCTTCGACGGCGGCGATGATGTTGTCAGATACGGCTTGTGCTGATGGTACTGATAAGGCCACTATTCACCCCACGGCGCTTCAAAGGCGACGACGAATTCTTCCTTGTTGACGATGATGGCCGCAGACAGTCGCAGCCGATCCACGTCCACCAACGCGGCAGAGACGGACAGCTCTGGAAACGTGCCGTCGTCGATGCCCCATTGCAGATCACGCCGCATCGCGTCTTCGACTTTGAGGAGGTTGTTTGACGTTGCCGGCAACGATCGAACCACATGCGCTGTCTCGCTCAACATCTGGCGCTCGACGGGCTCGCCGATATTGCCCCACCATTCAGGTCCGTGCGAATGATGCGCGTCAATGGGATCCCCGTGGTCGTGGCTACGCTCGTTCCCGCCGAACCAGGAGAGATAGACCGCCGTCTCGAGCCCGGTGTCGAGCTTGATGTCGACCTTCCACAGGTCCGGCCCGGCGAACTCGATCTCGCCTCCGTCTGCGGTGTGGAATAGGCGAACGTCGGTCATGATACGAAGACCTTGTCGCAGCCGGTGGGCTCCGGGCTGTACTGGAAGTCTGGGACCGCAGAACCCGGCGCGGCGGGCACGCTTGACGGGACGTCTGTCACGGATGGAGTCGCTACCGGCGGTGACCCTTTAGAGTCGTTGTAGCTATGCTTGTGGCCGTTGTGCGCCGCCTTCAGCTTCTCCAACTCCGCGTCCACCCGGTCAGCCCTGGCGATCAGTTCCATTAGGAGGCCGTCTGGCTTCTCGCCGTCGACGGTGACGTGGATGGCGCCCACCACATCCGTCTCTGAGCGAGCGTAGAGGCGCACCTCGCCGGGCTTGGCGACTCCCTCGTTCCAAGGGTCCACCCACCCAGCGATGACGTAAGAGCCGCTCTCAGAGGCCGGCACGAGGATGGCGAAGTCCCCAGGCTCAGGCTGGGCGTCGTGGCCCGAGGGCTGGTAGTCGACGGCCGTCACCATGTCGCCGCCGCCGAGGTCAAAGCGACCTTCGGCGATCTTGGCATCGTCGTCCTCCGTCCGCAGCCACTCGACCAGTTCGCCGATCATGCCCAAGGCAACACCTCCGGCTGTTTGCCGTTGAAGGCCCCTGGAAGCACCAGGCCAAGAGACGCGGTGACCTCTGCCTGGCTCGCCTTCAGGATGACGTCTCGAAGCAGCAGCTCTGTCTTATTGTACACCATGGCCCCCGGAGCGAGCAGCGTCGCTGTCGTATTCGGTTGCCAGAGTACCTCATTTGGGTCGTGCCAGGTAGGCACCTTCACGACGTACGCCACCATGTTCCCAAACATGCGCGCCATCTTAGCCTTCACCGCGCCCGGAAGATCTCCCGCGTTCACATCGCCGATGGTGAAGTTGAGGGGCCTGACAACGTCTGGGAGGTTCTTGTTCTTCTCGGTGTACCCAGACCCGCGGCGCCCAGCCTTCATGGTCGCGAACCCGGTGATCTCTGAGTAGTAGGACTGCGGTGAGAAGGTCGCGGCCACAGAGGTCGTCGGCAGCTTGCCCTCCTCGAACGAGACGACCGGATTGCCTGGGTCTGCGGAGTTCAGGAACTGCAACTCGCCGAGGGCGGTGTCGCGCATGATGACGCCTCGTGCCTGCGCAAGCTTGATGAGGAACTCCCCCACCTTCTCCGTCGGCCGAAGCTTCACGCGCCTAAACTTCGGGCCCATCTCTGTTCCCGCCTCCGTCACCACTGTGATCCCAAACGGCTGTGCGAGGTGGATCGCGATCTGAAGAAGGGTGCGGTCCCCATACTCGATCGGAAACTCCGACTTCGGCATCGTGGTGTCCGAAAGCGTGGCAGGCAGCGCATAGCCGCTGCACCGAATCGTTCGCTCCCGCGCATCGGAACGCGGCTCCACACCGATGAGTTGTCCCGTAAACAACAGCGCATCGTCGACCAGCACCCGCAGGGGCTTGTAGCTGAAGGGCACAAAGGTTTCCCTGAAGGCCGGATCGTCCGGCTCCCACGGCGCGGACATCGTAACGGTCGAGAAGCTGTCGAGCGACTGATGGATCTCTATCTCCCCCGGCCAATGCACGAAGTCGCGCTCGCCGATGGATACCGTGATCTTGGGCGCAGTCATGTCGGGTACCACACGATCTCGCGCCCTCGCGGCAACTCTAGGATCTCGCATCCGCACAGGTCGTTGGACTGGATGAGGAAGCCGATCGTGTCATGGCTGACGTCGCCGTAGAGCTCCGCGCACAGATCGACGACGGTTCGCGGCCTGTCGAGGACGATTGTCCGCTCTGTGGACAACGAGAACGCGAGGCTCACGAGGAACCCGGCGCAGCGATAGATGGTGTTCGATGCGGCGGCCCAGGCCCTGCCGTCGTCGACCACGTTGACCTGTGAGCCGAGGTCAGGGCCCGTGAATGCCGCATACCCCTGGTCCCGCCAAGCGGCCATAAGATCTAGCTCTGAGAGAAGCAGCTCTGCTACGGACAGCGCCTCTGGACGTGTCTTGTATTCCGTCTCGACAGCGGCGAGCGCCATCGCCACCAACGCGTGCATCGCAGTCATGTCCGCGGTGACCCAGTCGTTCGCGATCTGTGTCTGGCGCCGGGGCTGTGCTGCCGCGCTAGGGATGAGCCACGGAGTCCCAGCGACCGAAGCTGCTGTGACACGGAAGTAGTTGACGTACCCGACAAGCCTGTTCTCGATGCCCACCACCGCTCTTGCTGGAGTCTGGATGAGGCCGAACATTTGCTCTGCGAGAAGCAGCGGCTGGCCGACGAGCGTGTTGATGCTTCTGTTGATCGTCAGCTGCCAGGCGCGGAACTCCTGCAGGACCGCTGTCGTCGCCGCGGCGGGCTTTGCGAGCGTCTCGTTGATCGTCGTGAGCCTTGCATTGACGGTGCCTCTGAGCTTGGCCTGCTTCGATGCGCCGTCTACGTCCACTTGATCTTGGTATGCCTCCGCAGACGCGGTCCTGTACTCGACCACGCCGGCGAGCACCTCGTTCTCAGGAGACTTGTCAGAGGACGGATAGACCACGCCAGTGGTCGTCCAGAACGTGCATTCGACTATGGACTGATTCGCCCCGCTGACTAGGCCGTTGGTCCTGGTGATGGTACCGAATGGGACGACGTCGAACGTGCCGTAGAACGGGTGCTCGAGGTGCCCTACTCCCTCCTCGAGCAGCGCCGCCTCGAACTTCGTCGCGTCGAGATCATGGTTGTCGCCAGTGAAGAAACACCGAAGCGCGTACTTCCGCGACCCGTACCCGTTGTCCTGTACGTACGACTCATT